ATGATAAAGTATTTATATCTTTTGTAGCATCTGGAGAAGATGGTGCAATACCAGGATATTTTTACAAATTTGATACTGGTACATCTGATACAGACCCTGGTGCTGGAGAGATAGCATTTAACAATGGTACATACGCATCTGCTACAGAAATATATATAGATGATGCTGATTCAAATGGAGTAACTGTATCTTCAGATATTTTAACTTGGGATGATTCTACTTCTACTATTAGAGGTAGTTTAATGATCTACGATATTAATGATAGTTCAACTTATGCTAGGTTTAATATAACTGGTGCTTCTACAGATGCTTCAGGATATGTAAAATTAACAGTTACTCATGTAGCAAGTAACAATACATTTAGTGCTGCTGACGAACTATCAGTACATTTTTCAAGGTCTGGTAATAAAGGAGATACAGGTTCAACAGGATCTACAGGATCAACTGGTTCGACAGGTGCAACTGGAGCTGCTGGTACAAACTCACAGCTATCAATGACATTTAGCAATTCAACTTCTGATGCTGATCCAGGTGCAGGTAAAATTGCTTTTAACAATGGTACACTATCAAGTGTTTCAATTTTATATGTAGATGATGCAGATGATGCTAGTGCAGATATATCAGGATTTGTACAATCTTGGGATGATATAACAAATACCACTGCTAGAGGTATTGTAACTGTAACCAAAGAAGGCACACCATCTACTTATGCTTTATTCAAAGTATCTGGTGCTGTTACAGACGCATCAGGATATACAAAAGTTCCAGTAACTCATGTAGTATCAAGTGGTACATTTTCTAATGCAGATGGTGTTGGGGTACACTTTAGTTATTCTGGAGCAGATGGTTCAGATGGAGAAATGACTAGCTTTACATTAGCTGGTTCTAGTGGCTCTAGTCAAACTATCACTAATGGTAATACATTAACAATCGCAGCAGGGACAGGGATTACGACTACTGGAGGTTCAACAGATACAGTAACGATAGCTGTAACAGATGACCCAACAGCTCTTGCAATCGCACTCGGCTAGTATATAAGGAGAAAATAGGAGATATAAATGGCAAACACTTTCAAGGCAATAACTTTTGCAGCAGAACCAGCTTCGGCAGGTACACCTTATGTTATGTATACAGCAGCAGGGAGTACAACTACTGTAGTTCTTGGCTTGATACTTGCTAATATACATACAACTGCGGTAACAGCAGAAGTAGAATTAGTTTCTACAACATCAAATAGAGGTGGTGCTAACAATGTAACAAATGGTACATCAATGTTAGTTAAAGATGTGAGCATCCCTTCAGGAAGTTCACTTGAGATTCTATCTGGTTCTAAAGTTATTTTAGAAGCTGGAGACAAAATACAAATTGATTGTTCTGTCGCTGATAAACTTTCAGGTACATTATCAGTAATGGAAATTACATAGGAGTTTTAATTGGCTTATATTGGAAACAAACCAGCTAACAAAGCAGTAGTTGCAAGTGATCTTGATCCAGCAGTTATTACTGGTCAAACAGCTTTAGCAGTAGCTCCTGCAGATACAGATGAGTTTTTAATTAGTGATGCTGGAACTTTAAAAAGATTAGATGCAAGTTTAATTGGTGGTGGTGGAAAAATTGGACAAGTTGTTCAAGCTGTTAAAACTGATACTTTTACTTGCACCGCATCATCATTTACTGATGTTACTGGAATAACTGTAAATATAACTCCAAGTGCAACATCTAGTAAAGTTTTAGTTATGGCTTCTTTAGTTGGGGGTGCAGCAGATGAAACTCATGTACACTTTAAATTAGTAAGAGATTCAACAGATATATTATTAGGAGATGCTGCTTCAAATAGAATAAGAGCTACTACAAGCACAGGTCCAATTAGAAATACCTCTCAATCTGAAAATTTTTCAATTCAATATTTAGATAGTCCATCATCAACTTCGGCAGTAACTTACAAAATACAAATGCAAAATCAAAGTGGTAGTTTAACAAGCTATATAAATAGATCAGGTGCTGATGTAGATAACACAACTTTTTCAAGAAATACATCAACGATTACAGTAATGGAGGTATTGGCATAATGATAGAAAAAGCAATACTTAAAATAAATCCAAATGCAGAATTTACAGTTAATGCAAATGATATTAATCAAATTACTTGGTTAAATGGAACTGCTGAAATATCTAAATCTGACATTGAAGCAAAAATGGCAGAACTTCAAGCTGAATATGATGCTTTAGAATGGAAAAGAAATAGACAAAGTGAATATCCAAACCATGAAGATTGTATTCATGCTTTATTAGATGGTGGAGATACACTTACTGATCTTCAAGCAAAACGAACAGCAATTAAAAACAAACATCCAAAGGAATAATTTATGGCATATATAGGTAGAGAACCCCAAATAGGAAACTTTCAAGTTTGTGATGCTATATCAGTAGTTAATGGTCAAGCAGCATACACTATGCAAGTAGGTGGTGCTAATGTTTCACCTGAAACTGCAAACCACATGATTGTATCTTTAAATGGTATTATACAAGCACCTGGAACTTCTTATACTGTAGCAGGTTCTACAATTACCTTTGCCTCAAACCTTGCAACAGGTGATGTTATAGACTTTATTCATATACTAGGATCAGTTCTTGATCTTGGTGTACCTAGTGATGGAACTGTTACAGCAGCTAAAGTTGCTAATGATTTAATTTCTGGAAAAACTGCTTTAGCAAGTACACCAGCAGATACTGACGAATTTCTTGTATCAGATGCAGGAACATTAAAAAGAATAGATTATTCACACATTAAAGGAGGAGGAAAAGTATTACAAGTTGTTTCGGCAACTGATACTACTGAACGATCTCACTCGTCTAGTACTTATTCTTTAGCATCTTCTTCTTTAACAGTTGATATAACTCCTTCAGCTACATCAAGTAAAATATTAGTTATGTTATCTACGTCTTATAAAAAAAATGGTGGAAGTATGTTTATTACAATATTTAGAGATAGCACAAATTTAGGAAATGGTAATAATGGCTTTATAAATGGCGATGCAAATAATGTTCCATATCCAGGTAGCATAGTAGTTTTAGATAGTCCAAGTTCAACTTCACAATTAACATATCAAATAAGAACTAGAAGTGGTGGAGGAGACGCTGTTGATTTTAACGAAGGTGGATCTACTGGTTCTATAGTAGCAATGGAGATAGGAGCATAATGTCAAAATTAAGAGAAACATATAAAGCAATACAATTAATAAATTCAGATGCCAGAGTTATGGCTTTATCTTTTCCTGGAGGAGAACCAGATTTAGATAATATTATTTGGGAAGATGGAACAACTCCAATATCAAAAGCTGATATTGAGGATAAACTTCCAGAGGCAAGACAAGTAATAGCAGATGAAGATCAAGCTAAAATTGATAAAAAAGCATCTGGCAAGCAAAAGCTAAAAGATCTTGGTTTAGATGATGAAGAAATAAATGCTTTAATAGGAGATTAGAATGGCAATCAAAGTAGCCAATAATAATTCTTTGTCTGCAATAACAAGTTTACCAACAGCAGTTTCTGGTGGTGCTATGAATTTATTAGAAACGCAGACTGCATCAAGTTCATCAACAATAAGTTTTACTTCAAATATAGATTCTACTTATAAAGAATACATATTTAAATTTATCAATATTCACCCTTCTGCTGAAAGTGTTTTTTCTTTTCAAGCTGATACAGGCACAAATACAAGTTATAACCAAACTATTACATCAACTTCTTTTAGAGCATTTCATAGAGAAGATGGTGGAGAAAGTGGATTAGGTTATATAACTGGTGGAGATCAAGCACAAGGTACAGGATTTCAACATCTTATGGAATCTCCACAATTAGGCACAAATAATGATGAAAATCTAAATGGAACTTTACACATTTTTGATCCATCTAATACAACTTTTGTCAAACATTTTATAGCAAGAACTTTATCACAAAATGATGATAGTCAACCAGCTTATGTTTTAGATGGGTTTTTTGCTGGGTACTTTAACACAACCTCAGCATTAACAAGATTTCAATTTAAATTTGCATCAGGTAACATAGATTCAGGAACAATAAAATTATATGGCATTAGTTAAATACAACAACAATAGTTTAAGTGCTATTACAGCAGCTTCTAGCTTACCTACTGGTGCTATGACTTTAATTAAAGAACAAACAGCATCTTCAAGTGCAACTATTAGCTTTGTGGATGGTACATCGGATGTAGTCTTGGATAGCACATATCCTATTTATTTATTTAAATTTATTAATATTCATCCACAAAATGATGCTGCTGAATTTCAAGTAAATTTTAGAGATGGCGGAAGTAGTTATGATGCAACAAAAACTACCACAGCTTTTCAAGCTATTCATAATGAAGGAGGTTCTACTACATCTTTAAATTATGAAACTGCTGAAGATGTAGCACAAGGAACTGGAGTTCAAAATATAATGGTTAATTCAGGTGCTGATAATGATCAAGCTGGATGTGGAGAAATGTATTTATTCAATCCTAGTTCTACAACTTTTGTAAAACATTTTATAGGAAGATTCCCTTATGCACATAAAGATGATTACATTGTTGATTGGTATGTCGGTGGTTATTGTAATGTAACTGCTGCAATAGATGGAGTACAGTTTTCTTTTTCATCTGGCAACATAGATGCTGGTTTAATTAAACTCTATGGAATAAAGGATAGCTAATGAGTATTGTAAAATTATCAAATAATGGAGTAAAAAACGCAACTGCATTTGGAAGTATATCAGCTTTAGGTAGTATGACATTTATTAAAAAGCTAACAGCTTCTTCAGATGGAACTTTATCTTTTGTTGATGGTGCAAGTTCAGTTGTTTTGGATAATACTTACAAGGAATATATATTTACTTTTAATAATATTCATCCACAAAATGATAGTGTTAATTTGCAAGTAAATTTTAGAGATGGTGGTTCATCTTATGATGCTACTAAAACAACTACAGCTTTTATGTCTCATCATGCAGAAAATGATGCTTACACTGAATTTAGTTATGATGGTGGTGCAGATTTAGCACAATCAACAGGTTCACAAAAACTTGTAGCAGCGACATCAATAGGTGGAGATAATGACCAAAGTTTATCTGGATTTTTGCATTTATTTAATCCATCATCTACAACTTTTGTAAAACATTTTATTGTAAAAACAAATACAAGTGGTTCTGGAGATAGTTCATCAGATACTTTTATTGCTGGGTATTGTAATGTTACTGCTGCAATTGATGGGGTTCAATTTGATATGTCATCAGGCAACATAGACGCTGGAGATATTTGCCTTTATGGTATTGCATAAATTTTAACAAAGGAGTATAGATAATTATGGCTAGACATCATAATATAAATGGGAACATAGTTCCTTTTACAGCAGAAGAAGAAGCACAAAGAGATCAAGAAGAAGCTAATTGGGAAGCTGGTGCTTTTGATAGAGCTATAGCAAATTTAAGACAGAGAAGAAATAGATTGTTAGCAGAAACAGATTACTTGGCTTTATCTGATAATACATTATCTTCTGATATGGCAACATATAGAACTGAATTAAGAGATATTACAGAAGGTTTATCTACTGTTGAAGATGTAAACGCTGTTGTATTTCCAACTAAACCATAGAAATGAAATTTGTTTTGTTGCTTCATGTGTGTAGTTTTTTAAATACAACTTTACCTGTATGCACAGCAACACATATAGTACCATTAGAGTTTAAAACTTATAAAGATTGTATATTACAAGGATATAAATCTTCTCATAATACTTTAAAAGAATTATATAATAATAAAATAGAAGAAGAAAAACTTGCTATAAAGTTTGAGTGTAGACAAGTAGGAGAAAAGATTTGATATGCCTAAAAGAAAAGATCCTGAAAAAATAGTACAAGCATCATTAGGTTATAGAATATCTAAACATGAAGCAGTTTGTGCTGAAAGAATGAAAACATTATTTAAAGCTATAGATGAAATGCGTAAAGATATAAAAGAATTAAGACAAGACATGAACAAGGGAAAGGGAGCTGTAAACATATTAATATTTTTAGCAGGGTTAGTTGCAGCTATTGTTGGTGTATTTAAATGGAATGGCTAGGCGTAAGAAAGCAGTTACTGGATTAGTAAATGAACTTGCAGCACAACTTGACTTTGCTAAAGACCCCAATATACTTGTATTTACACCACTTGGAGGACTAGGACCTATTGACATTGTTACTTTAAATATGTCTACTGGTGAGTATAATGCTTATGATGTTAAAAGTAAAAATTATAGAAAAAAAGATAGTACACCTAATGATGGCTATAAAAGAAATACCAAAGGATCTCTCATCAATAGGCAAACTACTATTGAACAAAAAAAACTAAAGGTAAAAATTATTTATGCAACTATCTAAACATTTTAAATTAGAAGAGTTTACTAAATCAATGACAGCAACTCGTAAGGGTATAGATAATACACCTGGAGCTGGTGATATAAAAAACTTAGAGAATGTTTGCTATGAAATATTAGAACCTGTTAGAGCTAGGTTTAATAAACCTATAACTGTAACATCAGGTTATAGATCAGAAGAATTATGTGAAGCTATTGGTAGCAAAAAAACTTCACAACACGCAAAAGGTCAAGCAGTAGATTTTGAAATCGCTGGTGTACCTAATATTCAAGTAGCTTATTGGATTCAAAACAATGTAGACTTCGATCAATTAATACTCGAGTTTTATAATCCAGATGATCCAGCAGGTGGGTGGGTACATTGCAGCTATAATGAAAAAGGTAGTAATAGAAAACAAGTCTTAACTTATGATGGTAAGAAGTACGACAATGGATTACCAGAAATGAAGTGGAAAGATGGAGAGGTAGTAGGATAATGTGGTTGAATTTATTAAGTTTAGGTGTAAAGACTGGAGCTAGAATATATCAGAACAAACAACGAACTAAACAGTTGATGTCAGATGCTCAGATGCACCACGCAGAGCAAATGGCGAAAGGTGAAATTGAATATAAAGCAAAAGTTATTGAAAGTAATGATAATGGTTGGAAGGATGAGTTTGTACTCATTCTTATATCCCTTCCTATTTTGCTATTGGGTTGGTCTGTGTTCTCTGACGATCCTGATATTCGTGCAAAGCTAGATTTATTCTTTGAGTATTTTAAGAACCTTCCATATTGGTATCAGGCAATTTTTATAGGAGTAATTTCTGCTATCTATGGTCTTAAAGGTGCAGATATAATGAGAAAGAAATGATTAAGAATAATTTTGCACAGCAATATAAAAAAAAAGTAACGCACTTATCACAACAAAAAGGCAAGTATGGCAAGAGTAAAGTTCGATATAAACAAAGCTCCTCACGAAAGAATACCAAAAAAAACTAGCCAATCTCCAAGAAGAGCAAAGAAATCAAGTATGAATAAACATAAGAAAAGATCATACAAACCTAGGAATAGAGGTGGAATGTAATGATAAAAATGGTATATCAATATTGGAGGATAATATTATGGAAAAGATTTTAAACACAATAAAACATTTCTGGAAAGACCATAAGGTTATTACAGGAGTTGTTATATTAGTTATTGTAGTAGCAACTATTTTATAATGAAGATCAGCGAAAGCACATCAGTATCTATGCCAATTAAAAATATGTTGGCAATCGTAGCTGGTGTTATTGCTGGTGTAATCGGTTACACAGAATTAACAGGTAGATTGACTTCGTTGGAGACAAGCAGGGAGCTAATGCTCAATGATTTACTTAAAGCTTCAGATCAGAAACCTATCGATCAAGAGCAATTTTTGATCCAAGAAAGTCTCGCAGGTGATCTTGAAAAAACAATAGTTAGAGTAGATGAAATGATGCACAATGGAGTTAATATTCAAAGAATGATAAAAGATATTGATAGACTTCGTGCAGATGTAGAAAAATTAAAGGATAAGGTAAGAGAAAATGGAAATGGTTATAGCTCTAATAATGTATCTCAATAATGATATGGTTGAGCATACATACAAAGAAAGTTTAAGCAAATGCTTAAAGTCAAAGCGTGTTGCTATTCGTGAAGTAAACCCACAATCTGTTAGATTTGAATGTAAAAAAGTAAATGCTGTAACTGAAATATACATGGGTCAAAAAAAAATAGTTAAGATTGAACAATGAGAAGAAGAGATAAACAACCACCAAGAACAAAAAAGTATTACAGGTCCACTAAGTCTGGTGCAGGTATGACCAAAGCTGGTGTTGCTAGATACAGAAGAGAAAACCCTGGATCAAAATTAAAAACTGCTGTAACAAAGAAGAGTGGATTAACAGCAAGAGAAAAAGCTAGACGTAAATCTTATTGTGCAAGATCAGCAG